GTTTGAGTTGATGCATCGTATTGTGTAACAATTTTTTCATAATGTTGCACAGTTGAATAAGGATTAAATGATGTATACTTATTTGCTATGTAAGCATCAAAATCATTAGTTGATAATGGCCAATCCCATTGTGGGTCTGTTATTTGATTTGCAAATAAAACAATCCAATATCGATAAGAATCACCATAGTATTTGTATGCCACAATTTCAGGTGTATCACCGTCTTGCACATCATAGTCATAATACACCATTGGATTTTTTAATATCTCAGGTATAATGGAGCACCGAGCCATCAAATCGGTCATAACAACAGAAATTCTATTGCTGTCTGTCTTTACAATCTTAGGTAATGTATCAAAATATTGCATTTTAATAACCTTGTTCTATTTTTTCTCTTGTCATCAATTGGATTTCTTTAAAATTGATGGTTAATTGAATTTGTGTTGCGGCTCCGTCAGACATTGTAGAAAATCCATTTGGTGCATAATTAACATCAACACTTTCTATAACACTTTCAGCAATTCTACTAATTTTTTTGTTTTCTTGACCGTTAAAAAAGAATTTTGGAGTAAATGTGGATGGAGGAATAAAAAACATTCCTGCACCAAAACCTGATATTCTAGGTGCAGAGTGAAATTTAAATTGTTTAATTATTTTTTCTACCGTTTCTGCTTCTTGTTTTGAATATGGCGTAAACACAAAAGCCATTTGATAAGTTCTAAAATCTATACCATCAAATAATAATTGTTGTTGAGGATTAAATGCCAATCCTTGGCCACGCAAAATTAATTTTAAAGCACCATTTCTTTCAAGTGTGCTTAAAACGGGTTTTGCAATTTTATTGATAAGTGGAGTTTGTTGTGCAGCTTGAGATACACTTAATTTTTCATATTGTGCATTATAGGTAAAATTAACTGTTTCTGGAATGTATAAAGAAATTGACCCTGCTGACCTTGTTTGAGGTTGAGTAAATCCAATTAAATTTTTAACTGTGTTTGGATCATTAATATAATCTTCAATTGTATCTGGTCCACGTTTAACAGTCGCTACCGTTCCTGCCACGGTTGCACCAAGATTGCCAGCAACTAAAGTGGCCGCAGATTCTGTTACTGCATCTCCAAGAAAGCTAAGAACTCTTTCAGTTGAAAAATTTGCAGGTTTTATATATTCGTTTATTTCAAATTTAACGTAATGACCTCTGGTGGCTGATTGTAAATCTCGTGGATATTGTAAATCGGTTCGGCCAAATTTATTTTGATAAAGTGAACTAAGTGGTCCACTTACGGCTGCACCGGGTATAGATACACCGCCGATAGATGTTGGTATTGAAATAATAGCCATTAGGTTGTCCTAAAAGAGAGATACATAATACTATATTTATGGCATATTCTGGACGATTTACACCTTCTAACCCTCAAAAATACATTGGGGACTACAATAATATCATCTACCGCTCTTCGTGGGAGTGCAAGGTGATGTCTTGGCTCGACCGAAATTCAGACATTATATCTTGGGCTTCAGAAGAACTTGTTATTCCTTATAAATCTCCTGTTGATGGCCAATGGCACAGATACTTTCCAGACTTTCTTGTGAAAATGAGAACCAGAGATGGTAAACTCAAAACCATGATACTAGAAGTTAAACCTAAACGACAATCACAACCACCAGAACCTCGTAAAAGAATTACCAAACAATACATCAATGAAGTGACCACATGGGGTGTTAATCAATCTAAATGGAAAGCCGCTACCGAATTCGCCTTGGACCGTGGATGGGAGTTCAAGGTTCTAACGGAAGACCATCTAGGACTGTAACTAAATAGTAGATGGCATCTAAACTTACACAATTAGCAAAACAAAAGACCGCTTCGGAACTTCAAACGATGGGTCGTGATTCTTATCGTTGGTTAACCAAGAAAATAAGTTCACTCAGTAATCCAACAGGTATTGCTTCCACGATTGCACAAGAAGATAGAAGTAATCATTTTTACAATGGTGGACTATATTTCTTTTATTATGACCCCAAGACCAAAGCAGACTTACCATATTATGATAGATTCCCTTTGGTACTGGTATTAGACATTCAAAATGACCACTTTACTGGTCTTAACCTACATTATTTACCAATTCAGTACCGAGTGGCTTTTTTGGATAAATTGATGGATTTTGCGGTGGTTGACGGCAATAAAGACATTCAGCGTATGAGTGTCACCTATGACATATTGAACGCCTCCAGACGGTTTAAAGAGTTCAAACCATGCTTCAAAAAGTATTTAAAGAGCCATGTTCAGTCAAAGATACTTGCCGTGCAACCAAATGAATGGGATATTGCGGCATTCTTGCCAATACAACAGTTTAGGAAAGCTTCCACATCTCAGGTGTGGCAAGAATCACTAGAGCAGATACGATAAGGAAACAAAATGGCAGGTTCGATTACCGAATTCAAAGCAAGTTTTAGAAAAGAAATTGCACGACCAAATAAGTTTGATGTCAACATTCCTGTTCCATTAACTTTGATACCTTATGTCAATAATGCAAAAAGTTTAAACTATCGGTGTGAGAGTGCCAATCTACCTGGTCGGATGTTGGCAACTACAGAACAAAAAATTGGTTCTAATCCTGTTGAAAAATATCCTTATCTTACAACATTTAATGATATGCAATTAACATTCATTGTAGATGATGATATGAGTCAAAAGGTATTTTTTGACGCTTGGTTAAACTTTATCAACCCACAATATAATTACAATTTTAGATACAAAGGTGATTATGCAACAGTTATTACCGTAAATCAGTATGATGTTACAAACAAAATATCATATTCTTGTAATTTATATGATGCTTATCCTATTTCTGTTGAAGCTTTAGATTTAGATTGGGCAGTTGATGGTTACCACAAACTAAGAGTTACTTTTGCATACACCTACTGGCAGAATAATTCGTTGCAGGCTTATGGTATGCAATTGGTTGATGCTGGTCTTGCAGCTGTTTCAGATGCAATTGGTGGTTTAGGTGGTAATGCAATTGGTGCTTTAGGTCAAGCGGGTAATGTATTACCAAGTGCTTTAGCTAGCGGAAATATAGCACGAGATCCAGACCAACTTTTACCACCAGATATTTCAGCAACTGAAGCCGGTTTGGCTCCAGGAGAAAGATTTGTAAATTAATTTATTATAGGAGTTAATTATGGCTTTACCAAAAATTGATGTGCCGACATATGAAATTGAACTGCCGGTTTCAAAAACAAAAATTAAATATAGGCCGTTTCTTGTTAAAGAACAAAGAAACTTATTAATGGCGATTGAATCGTCTGAATCAACCACCATTCAACAAAACATTAAAGATATTCTTTATAATTGCACTCTTACAGAAGGTGTAAATATAGAGAAATTGCCTATCATTGATGTTGAATATTATTTTATCAACCTTAGAGCCAAATCAGTAGGTGAAGTGGTTGAATCTCGATATCGTTGCAATAATGAAGTGAATGACGTTGAATGTGGTAATATTATGGAGAAAGATGTTGATTTAACACAAATCAAAGTTAAAATGAATGATGACATTTCTCCAGAGATTCAGTTAACACCAAATATTTCAATTAAATTAAAATATCCAGAGTTTGGTATTGTAAAAGATTCATTGAGATATGAAAACATTAATGATGTTACTTTCAACATGATTGCACAGAGTATCGAATACATTTATGATGGCCAACAATTTTATTATGCAACCGAATCAACATCAGAAGAATTAATTGAATTTGTAGAAGGTTTAAATCAAGAACAATTTAGTAAGATTGAAAACTTCTTTAATAATTTACCAAAGTTAAAAGAAACTTTGAATATTACTTGTAGTAAATGTGGTTTTCAACATAAAATAGAAGTAGAAGGACTTGAAAGTTTTTTCGGTTAACATTTCGTCATGACAATTTAAAGAATTACTATAAGACAAACTTTTCGTTGATACAACACCACAAGTATAGTTTGTCAGAGCTTGAAAATATGATGCCTTGGGAACGGGACATTTACGTTTCTATGTTGATTGCGTATATTGAAGAAGAAAACCAAAAGATACGAGAAAGACAAAGAAAATAGTAAATGGACTACGGCAAAGCTGAAGGCATAAGAAAAAAAGGACTTGCAGGCCTTATTACCGACAATTTAGTTGAAGGTAAAGGCATCGGTTCGTCTTTTGGTTCTGCCATATCCGATAGAACCAAAGCCACATTCGTTGGCATTCAAGAAAAGTTTGATCCACTCAACATCGCCAAAAAATTAACAGGCGGTTCTAATCTTGCACCAGCACTCCTTGGTCGTTTAATGGGCCGTAAACAATCTACACTAGAACATTTTGCCAAACCAAAAAGAAAATCTTCATCAAGGGGCGGATTAGGTAGTTCATTAAAAAATGGTTATGTACCTGGTGATGAAAATGCAACCGAAGTGTTAGGTATGATTTATGAAGAATTAAAGCTTGCAGATGAAGAAAGAAAAAATCTCTATAAAGCTAGAAAAAAAGAAGAACAAAATGTTGAAGAAAGAGAAATAGAGAGAAATAAAGCTATCATTGCAGCTTTAACGGGTAGAAAGAAAAAAGAAGAATCTGAAAGAAAAAAAACAAAAGCCAAAAAAGGTGAAGAAGGTTTAACTGCCCCACCAAAAGGTGCACCTCCAAAAGCACCTAAAGGACCTAAAGCTGAACCAAAGGCGCCCACAGGACCTACGGCTGCACCAAAAGCACCAGCGAGTCCAGCAGCCACACCGAAAGCACCCACAAAACCAAAAGCTGAACCAAAAGCACCCACAGGTCCAACACCAAAAACTGCAACTCCAACAAAGCCAACATCAATTATTCCATCCGGTGTTGCAAAAGGAGCTGGTGTTGGTGCAGTCGCTATTGCTGGTGCTTTAACAATATCGAAAATTATTGAAGTTGGTAAAGGATATAATGTTGTTCAGTTATCTACAGGAGAAATAGTTAGGAGAGAAGGTGCGTGGAATTGGAGAAACAATAATCCAGGTAATATTGAATATGGTGATTATGCTCTTTCTAAAGGAGCAATACCATATGAACATGGAATGAATAAACCACAAAAACCAGAAGAAAGATTTGCTGTTTTTCCAAATTATGAAACTGGTCGTCAAGCAAAATCAGGTTTAATCTTTGAAGGTAAAAATTATAAGGATTTAAATTTAGATAGTGCAATTGCACGATATGCTCCACCAAAAGAAAATGATACGCAAGCATATCAAGCAGCAGTTAAGAAAGCTCTTGGTCTTCCACAAGAGAAACTTCAAACAATGACTATGAAGGATTTTAATCAAGAACAAAGAAATTTAATTCTTTCTGCTATGGAAAAACAAGAAGGATATGGATCTGGCAAAAAACAAACTTATGTAATACAAAAGGGGCCAGAAAATGTTTCACCAGCAAATATTAGTAGTCAAGTAGATTCAACATCTAAAGAAAACAAAGATTTAAAAAGTAATTTAAATAATCTTAAAAATGAACAAAAAATATTAAATAATACAAACATTAATCAAACAACACATACACCGGCACCACAAAAAAGAACACCTGAAAATGATAGACCGGCAATTCTTGAAAAGAGTAGAGGTTAAAAATGGCTAAAATGGGTTTTGAACAAGCTAAAAAAATTAGAGGAGAATCTCTTTCTAACAGAATCGCCAATCGTTTAGTTGGTGGTGAAAGTTTTGGTACATCCATCAGTAAATCATTGTCTGAAGGTACAAAAGCAAGAATGACTGGATTGAGAGAAAAAATTAATCCAATGAATATTGCCAAATTTATGACTGGTGGTTCATCACTTGCAGCTGCAATGATGGGAAGAATGACTGGTGCTAGTAAAGAAGATATGAGATATTTTACTGGCAAACAGACTAAAATGGATACAGCTTCTAGAATAAAACCTACAGTTCAAGATGAAGGTTTTTTAGATTTATTAAATGAAATTTATCTTTTATTAGAAGATTCCAGAAAATCAAGTTTGAAAGAATTTCCAACGGAAGAAGAAATTTTTGAAAAAGAAAAAAAAGCTAGAGATAGGCATAAAGAATTGCTTGAGGCTTTAAAATATAAAAAACCCAAAGAAACAGCAACTAAAGAAAAAGAAGAAGAAGGATTATTAAAAAATATATTATCTTGGTTTAAAAGTCCTCTCGGAGTGGCTTTACTCGGATTAACTAGTATGGCTGCTTTATTTGGTGTTCTTTATGTTGGTTTAAAACTGTTAAATGAAAATACACCAAATATGAAAGCTTTGTCACCAGACGAAGCACAAGCAATATTACAAAATGGTAGTGATGAAGATATACAAGCCGCTGGTGGTAGAGAGTTTTTAGAAGATATTGTTGTTAATGGTAAGCAACGAGCTGAAAATATTTTGGCTATGCCAGAAAATACTCCAGAAGAAAAAGCTACCAAGAAAAAAGCAATGTTGGATATGGGTGGCGAATTAAAAGTCAAAGCCATTGCAGAAGATGTTAAAACTTACGATGTGCCTGAACCAAAACCAGTTGGTGAAGGCAAGGCAGATAGACTACCTTTCACAAAAGAAGAATTTATTGGTAAAGGTAGTGCAAGAAAAGTAAAAGAAGATAAGTGGAACAAAAATTATGCTCCATACTATAATGATGACGGCACTAAAAAAACTGCTACACCACAACCAACGACCACATCAGAAGAACAATCTAAGCAAAACATTCCTGCAGTTGTTTCAGGACCTTCTACAACTCCTCAAGAAGCCATGCCGGCAACAGCAAGAGTGAATGATGTTACAAGAGAAAATGTTGATTTGAATTTGCCTACTGTTGTGACAGCTGCCAATGAAACAGTAAATAACACAACTATCAATACAGAAAGTCAAGTTCCAAGACAGGTAACTGAAATACCAACTGTAAGAAATATGGAAGAAACATTTAGACGAATGATATTATACAGTACCAGAGTTGTATAACAAAAAACCCACCGTAAAGGTGGGTTTCTTTTAGGTGAGAAAAGATTAATCTTCTTCAGCTAACTTACTGAAATACGCCATATCATCATCTTCTGAATCATCTTTAAAGGGAGAATCATTAGATTTAGTTTTGGCGTCAAAGTTCTTCGCTTTGGTTTGTTCTACGGTTGTCTTTGGTGCTTCACCATTGAGACCTAGAACTTTATCAAGGCGTTGTTTCAGAACATCATATGACTTGAATTCTTTATCAGAAGTCATTTCAGCCAAAGAAAACTCTGACTTCCAAATCTTTTCTAATTCATCATCATCGCTCAACAATGGAGATGGTGATTCAAATTCAGACTTGTCATAGTTCTGATAA